GAGTTGATAGGTTAGCGAAAGGAATAATATGGCCATATTTATGGGTAATAAAGTAGCTGTCATTGTAGGTACCTCAACCATATCTTCATTTGTCAGCACTGTAAGTTTAAACCGAGAAGTTGAGGCAGTAACTATTACTGCCATGAATGACACAGTACAAAATATGATAGGTGGAGTTGAAGTCTCATCTGTCAGTTTAGAACTGTTCAACGATTTTGCGGCAGCTTCAGTGAACAGTCTTTTTGAAGATGCAATCGGGTCAAAACTGGCAATCAAATTGATACCAGTCACCGGTACTGTTACAGCTACAAATCCGAGCTACAGCATGTCATGTTTGATCACTCAATGGACACCCATTTCAGGATCAACCGATAGCGCAAGTACGGCAAGTGTAACTTTTCCAGTTACAGCTTTAACAAAAGCTACAAGCTAAAAGAAAAGGTGGGACATGCACAAGATTGAAATAACAAAGAAAGACGGCAAAAAAGTTACTTATGAACTTACGCCATCTGTTAAGGTCGCATTTGAGGCCGAGTTCAAAACAGGATGGCGTAAGCGATTAAGTGAATTACAGCTTGAGTCAGATCTTTGGTATTTTGCACATGCTCTTGAAAAGGCGGCAGGCAAAACAGACAAAGATTTTGGTGATGATACATAAATCAGTATGTAGATGTTGATTTGTTGTATGAACCAAAAAATGGCTAGACCGGCATGGACAGATATGGGAGATTGCATCTGTGTCGGTGGCTACAGGTATTAGCCCTAAAGATTTATTAGAGGTTGATCCGGCAATCTATCTTGCCATCAAAGCAATCTTGCAAGAGAGAAGCCAACAGTCTAAGACAATGAGGCGTAAATAATGGCTGAGGTAGATAGATCATTGAAGGCTGTTTATGTGGCAGACCTTGATCGCATCTTGGCAACAATGAAAAAAATAGAGCCTGAACTACAAAAAGAATTCAGAAAAGAATTACGCAAACAAATTAAACCTGTTGAAAGATTAGCTGAGAGTTTTGTGCCTTCGCAACCTTTCTCTGGATGGCGTGAAACTAAGCCGTATTACCCAACCAATTGGGGATGGGCGTATGACACCGAACATAGAGGGCGCACTTACGGCAAAACAAATAAATCCAGATGGCAATGGTCACAAGCTGAGGTAAAAGCCGGCATACAGGTGACAAGTGCCAAAACAAAGGTTCAAAGAATTAAAGGCACAACTTTTGCAGTCACAGCTCTGGCCTTAGTGAATAAATCAGTACCAGGCATCATTTATGAATTAGCAGGTTTTGGTACGGCACGCAGTAGAGGTAAAACTAGAAGAGTCAGTCGCAACCGCAATGCTAGTAATGACTTTATTGCGAAAGTAAATGCGACAGGTGGAGCAGCTGAAAAAAGGCTCATTTACCGGGCATCATATCGGTTGGGGTCTCAAGTCAATGCTAATCTTGTGACAGTGTTAAAAAAATACCTGGGCGAAAACTTTAAGGATTAACTGTGGCACTAAGTCAGAATGTAGTAGTCAATTTTCTAACCAAGTTTGATAAAAAGGGTTTAGATAGAGCTACCAAAGAGCTTAAAGGATTTGACAAAACTGTAGCTGTAAGCAAAAAAGCTCTTAAGGCCGGTTTGTTTGCAGGTGCGGTGGGTGCCGGGTTTGCATTACTCCAGCTTGGTAAAAGCTCAATAACCGCTGCCTTAGCTCAAGAAAAATTAGATAAATCCTTACGCTTAACTTTAGAGTCAATTGGTGCAAGTGGATTATTACCTAATGTCAAAGACTTTATAGATAACTTACAAAGAGTCACAAATGTGACTGAGGATCAGCTTGTCCCGGCCTTGAGGCAATTGGTTGCCCAAACCGGTGATCTTGATAGTGCACAATTTTTATTACAAAAGTCTTTAGATATTTCAGCCGGTACCGGTGCAGATCTGACTCAGGTTTTAGATGCAATAACAAAGGCGGCTGTAGGTAACTATAAAGGCATCACCAATTTAGGAGTCGGCTTCACTGCAGCCGAAGCCAAGGCTATGGGATTTGAAAAACTTTTAATCAATTTAGACAAGTATGCCGGTGCAGCTGAGGCATCTACTGAGACTTTTGAAGGCCAGTTAAAATCATTTAAAATAAGTGCCGGAGAAGCTACTGAGACTTTAGGCCAAGGATTTTTAACCAGCGCATCTTACATAGTGACTGGCACTGATAATCTTAAAACTTTTGGTTTAGTTTTAGAGTCTGTTGCCGGCGGTATTGGTGATGTATTTATAGGCTTTGGCAAAACTGTAAGTGACAAGGGTTTTCTTAGTGCTCTAAATACAACCTTTGAAGATCTTGGTACTGAAGGATTTAAGATAAGACAAAAACAATACCTGGCTGCTAAAGGTTATTTAGGCTTATCTCAACAAACTATTGATGCTTTAGAATTACAAGAGAAGTTTGGCAAGAAAAAATTAACACAAGATCAAATGCTAAAAAAGATACAAGCCGACATATTGGCAAGGCAAAAAGCAAGTACAAAAGAGCAGGCTGCTCAAGCTGCCTTGGCTAAGAAAAAAGCTGAGATTGAGTCCATGTTTGACTTAGACCGCATCAACTTACAAGCTGCTTTAAGCCGTAAGCTAAACGCCGAAGATGAGCTGCGTGTAAAGATCTTACAAAAACTTAGGGATGGCACAAAAGAGGCTGTTGATGAAGCTGCAAAATATGTAGATGTCTTACAAGTAATTGCAGATGGCAAAATATCTACCGAAGAGGTAGAGATGTTAGCTAAAAAATGGGGTATGACTACCACCGGAGTATTGCTCTACTTACAGGTGCTATTCTCAGCTAATGATGAATTGAGAAAAATGCTTGCTTTGTTGAGTCAAGTGAAAGTCCCAAGCATTGCAATACCAACGCAAACTGATCCGGCTTTGGCTGCATCTATCGCAGCGGCAGCTGCGAGACCTAATCCTTTAATTCTGCCAAGTGGTGAGTTAACAAGGAGAGGCTTAAATCAAATTGCCCCAGATATGCCAATGGCAGATGGTGGCATTGTTACCAAACCAACAAGAGCTTTAATTGGTGAAGCCGGAGCTGAGGCTGTAATTCCGCTTGACCGCATGGGATCAATGGGTGCTACTGTCAATGTTAATGTTGCCGGCTCTGTTATCTCAGAGGGTCAATTACAATCAGTAATTCAAGATGTTTTGTATAACCTTAACCGCACTGGAGCTGTAACTCAATTAAGTAATCTAGGTAGATAATGCCAGCGGCAATATTTAAAGCTGAGATTGATTTCAGCAATGGAGCGAGTTTTGACCCTGCTCTTGTACTTGATGATCCAGCTACACCTTTGGATGTTGCAATACTTGGTACCGCTGCAGCCGACATAGTAGATATAACAGATTTTGTAACACAGTGCTACATAAGGCGTGCCTTTAATAGATCCTCTGACTCATTTATTGGCGGCAGCGCAAAAATTGTTTTTGTAGATCAAACAGGTCAATTTAATCCAGCTAATACCTCATCACCTCTTTTTGGCAAAATTAAACCAATGCGTAAAATACGCATGACTGCAACTTTCAACAGTGTTACCTACAGCTTAGGATCTTTCTATGTGCAAGAGTGGAATTACCAAAGCCCTACAGGTTTTGATCCGGCTTATGTAACTCTCAACTGCGTTGATGGTTTTCAGCTTTTAAACTTGACCACAATTACAACAATTAGTGATGGTAGTGCGGGACAAACTACAGCCCAAAGAGTGAGCAACTTGTTGGATGCCGGAGAATGGCCAGGCGGCATGAGAGAGGTTTCTACAACGGCAACTACCACTGTGCAAGCGGACAGTGGCAATTCAAGATCTTTGTTAGCATCTCTACAAGAATTAGAGCAGACTGAGGCCGGAGCTTTATATGTAGATCAAAGAGGCTTTGTTAAGTTTATGTCAAGAACAGACATTATTACAGCATCAGGTAGCACTTTAACAAAATTCTCAGATGTGCCACTGTCGGGAGATATTACTTATCAAAAGGTTGAGTTTGACATATCTGATTATCAAATGATCAACAAGGTCACAGTCACCCCTGCAGGTCTATCTGGTCAAACTGCTAGTGACACCACAAGCATTGATGATTATTTTCAACACAGCCGGGTTAGATCTGGCATTATGCAGACTGAGGCAGATGCCTTACAACAGGCTCAAATGATTATTGCTTCAAGAAAAGAGCAAGGTGTTGATATACAACTTAACTCATTGACCATTGATGCGTATAGCCAAGAGGATCCGGCAAGAGTAACTGCAGCTTTGGAGCTTGACATTTTTAATCCCATTGAGGTCACACAAACCTTGCCTGCAGGCAATGTAGTCACTGACAGCGTTATAGCCGGCGTGCAGTATCAAATCACCCCTAATTCTTTTCTTGTAACATTTTCATGTGCTCAACCTTTTGCCGTAGGTTTTTTGCTAGACTCAGCCGTTGATGGTTTATTAGATGAAGACAGTTTGAGCTACTAGGAGATATATGACAAAGCAATCATTTGTGACCGGGCAAGTCTTGACAGCTCAACAAGTCAATGATCTACAAACTAATGACTTTAATCAAACTGTAAGTGCCAAGACTAGTAGTTATACTCTTGTAGCGGCAGACAAAGGCACACGCATTACTATGAGTAGCACTAGTGCTACAACAATTACAGTTAACACAAATTTATTTAATGCAGGTGATACACTATTTATACAAAATCTAAACACTGGTGTCTGCACAATTACAGCCGGTACTGCAACTGTTAGTACAGCTTCATCTTTAGCTTTAGCTCAACATGAAGGCGGTACTTTATACTTTACATCTGCTGGGGTATCTACTTTTTACAAAGCAGCTGGCGGTGCCGCTGGCGGTGGTGGCAAAGTTTTGCAGGTTGTTTCAGCAACAACTTCAACAAGCACAACCATTGCAAGCACAACATTTACGGATACAACTTTAACTGCTTCAATTACGCCAACTGCAGCGACAAGCAAAATCTTAATTCTTACCACACAACAAATGACAACCGAGCGAGGAATTGGTCAATATGCGCAAGCAGGTGGAATAAAATTATTAAGAGGTGCAACTGTTGTTTATACACCTGCTACAATCGGCTTCCTGCAATACAACACCGACTGGCAAGGGTCAGGAGAGGTTGGTAAATTGCGTGGTCTTGTTAGTTTAAGTTATCTTGATAGCCCTGCCACAACATCTGCTACAACTTACAAAACACAAGGTGCGGTAGTAGATACTTCAAATAATGGTCAGGTTAAGTTTCAACATGGTGGAGCAGATTGCGTTGGTTCAATCATCTTATTAGAAATAGGTGCATAATGTCAGAGTATTTATCAAGAGCAATTAAAAAATTGAAACCAACAGCTGAATTTTCTTTTACTAATGATGATTACTCAACAATCCAATGGGATGTGCTTGAAGGTGAAGCACCTACTAAAAAACAAATCAATGATGCAATTGAGCAAGTAAAGGCTGATGAACTAGCAAAGGCACAAACAAAGACACAAGCTAAAGAAGCAGCACAGGCAAAACTTGCAGCACTTGGTTTAACTGTTGAGGATCTAAGCGCTCTAGGTTTGTAATGCAACCTAAATTATGTGCAGCTGGTGTGCAGTTAAGAGATCAAGTTGATACGTGGTTTCCAGATCGGTGTACTAAAAGTCCAGAAGGATGGTTGGGCGATAGCCGTCACTCCGCCAGAAAATCGGATCATAATCCAGACCAGTTCGGGTGGGTACGAGGTCTTGATCTTAATTCTAGGCTGGAGTCATCCGACAGCCTCGCACCTTATCTGGCTGACCAGATCAGAATCGCAGCCAAACAAGATAAGCGCATATCATACGTCATCTATAACGGGCGAATATGCTCGAAGATATTAAATTGGAAATGGCGTAA